TAGAGTTTTTAATTCTTGACTCATAAGAAGTAGTTCCTCTTTGAGTTTCGCATCGGCTAAATCAACGGAAGTGTCAACGGGTTCCTCGATAGAACTGTTGGCGACTTTTTTGACAAGTGACGTTGGAACATACGTATAATTTTCGTAAATGTCAAGCAAAGATTTAATATTATTTACCCTTGCCATGTCATTCATAGGAAAATTGGTCATTGACACCTCGTAAAGTATCACTTCCTTGATTAGACGTACGCTTTTGTTGTTTAATTCAACATATTCTGATTTACCTTTAGGGATAGCAAAACCTATGCTCAATCCCATCTGCATACCATGTTCTTGTAATTGCTTCGCTAGGGCATACGCTTCCCGCCCCTTTTCCTTAGATAGATTAATCTCGAACTCGCAGAACAAGCCGTAATCATCTTCTGAGAAAGTAGTGACACCTAAAGTATGGTCAATAGATGGGATGTGGTCTTGAAGAAACACCACCTTACCCTTGCGCTCTTGCTCCGTCTTGGAGAAAGCACCATTGACTATCATATCATCGCCTTGATCTATATTGCCCTTTACAGCGCCATAACCCTTAACGATAGCGTAACCATCACGCTCTTCTAGGCTATCCATTTTAAGGAAGAATGATTTCTTCTCTTTAATGTCGTTTGGGTTTGGTAATTTAATTGTATCCATAGTTTCCTTTTCGTTATACATTATCTTCTGTGTTTCCTCTACCATTCCCGCCTGAATCGGGGTTTACATCGCTTCCGCCCTGAGACACATTCATAGGCTGAACAAAATAATCATCTTCGTTAGTGTCAAACTGAACCTCTGTGCGTGATTCGTTGTGTGAAGCTATTCCCGCTAAGAAATCGGCTCTAACAGTCTTATGCTTAGTTTCAATATCATCTAGCAACGCCCACACTTGGTCTTTGTCGATAACGAAACTCAAATCTTCGCTATTAGGAAATTTGCGTAACAAACTTCTAGTCAAATGTTCCATGAGAATCTTTCCTTTAGGTAATATCTCATTCATGTATAGCTGTCTTTCCATCAGCTTTCTATCACCGCTAGTAACACTCTTATGCGACATTACCAATGGTGGTGGCATATTTAGACCGATACAAATCATCTCCCCTGCCGTATGAATACCGTTTACCCAATCAAGTTCGTTAGTATCGAACCCAATCTTTTCAATCCTCATACCGCCACCGCCAACGAATATCTTTCCAGCGTTATCTACGCCAGACTGAACTTGTTGGTATCGGTCTTTAATCTTTTGTGCTTGCTCTTCGCTAATCTGAGCGCCATTCTCTATGTAAATAGCAACGGGTGGTGTACCGTTGTTTCTAAGTAGACTGTTGTTCCACTTAATCATTTCATTGCACAAATCAACTACGTGAGCAATGGAATACACATCAGAAGTGCCTACATAGTAATCGTAAGGCGAATAGTTCTTGATATACATCACTTCGTCAGTACGGTAAGGGATCGTTTCTGCGCCCCTATACTCATACCTAGCGATTGGCTTTCTTGGTGTACCTTGAACTATCTTAACCTTTTCAGTAATTAGCGGGTACATGAATTGGGGTTGCCCTCTAAACTCGCCCCTATCAGCGCTTGCCATTGCCGTAAAAGACATCCCAAATTGCTGATAGTCTGAACATATCTGCCGTAGAAACTCAGTCTTAGACATCATTTCGTTTGGGTTATTCAACACTTCTAACGCTTTGTGGTCGTACACCCTTTCGGTTTTACCGCCTTTCAGCCTCTTCTCTATAATGATAGGAAGGGTAGCCATAGCTTGGGCTTTCATGTCAATACAAGCCTTAACGTAAGGGTTTGTGTTGTAACCCTCTTTTGCTATCTTACGCAAGTCGTCACCGCTATGTTCGACCCTATGCCATTGTTGCGGGTACAAAGCGCCCACTTGCCTATCGGCTTTTTTCTCAAAACCTAACTTACTTAGAATCTCTTTTACCATAGAAACGGTACTCCTTTTGCTCTGTGGGTGTGAACGGCATAACGCATTGCGTCTAGCCCATCATCGAATAATTTCACAACTTCGTCTTTAAACACATCATCCTTACTTAGTCCTTTATGTTCCTTATACTTATACAATCCCAACTCATTAATTAAGTTGTGGCTATCTTCGTGTATGTGGATATTGTACGACCTAACACTATCAATACCCGCTTCCAAATCTTTGTTAGCTTTTGCAATATTATATCTAGCTACACGTAATTTCTGAATATCGTCTGGGTTGGCGCTATCTGCGTATATAATATCACTGTATTTAACGCCAGCTTTTGGTAGGCGATTAATAACACCATCTACAGTCAACCCCTTATCGTATATCACCTCAGAAACATAAATATCATCCTCCGTGAAATACACTTTAACCATTGCCATAGGATGATTAAAACCAAAGTCAAGACCGTAAACATAATCTATGATTCCTTCTGAGGGTAAATTTTTATAAACATCATACTTTTTATACACCAAACCTTTTGAAGTTGAACCCCACTCACCTAAAGCATAAATGCGATAGTAGTTCATATCGTAATTCTTGATATTCTCTACTTCTTTTTTATACTCTTCGTCTAGATAACTATTGTTGTGGTAAGTGGTGTGAAGTAGTGTTGCGTTGTACGGTTTTTCATCCCAAAAATGCGATTTAAGCCAATGCCTATCATCAATAGGGTTAAAGGATAGCCACATCTGTTTAATGCCTTTACCACGCAAACGAAGGTTAAGTTGCTTGAAGTCCTCAAAGCCGAACTCACTCGCCTCTTCCATCCATATAATGTTTGGTCGAGATAACGATTTCAACTTTTCCACATCATCAACACCCGCAAATATTATCCTACTATCTCCGTAGGCTATCTCCATAGGGTGCTTAACGATACGCAACTTCTTAGTTAGCCCTAACTGCCGAACAACCGCCACAAACTCCGCAAACACAGAATCTTTGATAGATGCTTGAACTTTCCTAACGACAAGTATAACTAGAGGTTCTTTTGATGCCACAAGTTTTAGGATAGCGTTCTGTGCTAGAAACACCGATTTTCCACTTCCTGCGCCGCCCCTAAGCACAAGAAATCTATTCTCGTCCTTTAGAAGTGGCAAGTAAACATCATTAACCTCTAATTTTACAGCGTTATTATCCACGCATTCTATCCTGAATAGTTATCTTATATGTATTACCCTCAGTAGGAAATATAAGCGCTTGGTCTGAATCGCCTAAATTCTGCCATAACTCCAATAGGTAATCACCGTTATCATACACACCAGTGCTTAAGTTTATTAGAATATTAGTTTTCGCGGTTGATCCGTTTGCTGTAGATAAAATAGTTCCCGTTCCGCTCGCAGAATATTCTCTAAATACTACACTTAGAATATCACCCGTTGTATCTATTGGCGTGTTTAGCGTGAAAGTGTAGTCTTGACCTTCGTTAAGTGTTGTTAAAAATTCCATTATACAGCAGCTCCCATTGATATTATATATGAAAAATCTATAGTTGCGCCAACTACAGCAGCTCCACTGGTGTCATAAACATAAAAGTCTATTGACGCTGAAAATAAATCAGTAACTTGAACGATGTACGGAGTGTTCCCTAAAGCACTAACGGTTGCGAAGCTCGGTGTTGATTGTAATGTATGGTCTAAATTAACTCTTCCTCCCGCTACTGTTGTTTTAGTGACAGTACCAAACTCTTTAACCCTTACACCGTTCGACTGATTTGATATTGCGACAACATCATTATCAGAATTGGGTTTAAATCTTCCTGTAGCGTATGACGTATTTATATTTAGACTTGAAGAACTAGATAATATATTAGAACCTAAAATACCCCTGAAATTATCCCAATCTATATCTACGTTACAACTACTAAATGTATTATTGTCTATAACAAACCCTGTGGTTCCATTTGTTATTTCTGTTTGGCAAGCAATAGCCGTGTCGTAATCATCAAACTTGTTATTAATTATCTGAGAACCTTCCGAAGAGTAGTCTTGATTAATTATAGATACATTGATAGCGTAAGGGTTGGTACCTGAGCCTTCAAACTTGTTTTTATCTATTACGAAATAGTTGAAAAAATCTTCTATAAGGATTGTGCTTTCAGC